ATTCTGAAGGATTGAAAATAATACAAGATCAGAAATATTCTTTACAACTGCACCCGATGTATGACTAGCAGCAACAGATGTACTTACAGTAGTTCCAATATCTTTTAATTCTGTAGAAGCAGAGTAACCCCTCTTACAATTTAAAAAACTATTTGTTGCAGTATCAGATAACTCATAGAAAATAATCTCACCATCAATAGAGATGATTCCATTTTTACTAGGAAATCCAACAACAGAATTTACTTCTATACTTTCAGCAGCACTATTAATTGATGTTGTAAGTGCTGTCTCTTTTACTAAATTACTTTTTGTTAAACTCTCTAGATCAAGATATTCTAAAATATTATTAGATACGTCAAAAACGCCACCTTTTATTTCAAGAGATTTATAATATTCTTGGAAAAATTCTACAAATTTTGGAAATTCTTCCTTGATAAAAGAAGGAAGCTGCTGTTCGATGAAATCTGAGATTTTTAAACTGCTAAAACTCATCTTAGGTTGTCTCTTGAATTATATTAAAAGTACTAATGCCTAGGGAAAGATCTAAGTAAACTTCTCTTACTGCGAAGATATCAGGATTTAATGGTGTTGCAGTTATGAAAATTTCATTATTCTCATTGCTTCCTGAAATGATGTTAATTAAATCTAGTGATACTTCACCTCTAGAAAAGTTTACCCTTCCTACATCATCAAAAAGTATAACTTTGTCTGCTGTAACTGGATCAATAGTATATATTCTAATTGTTCCATCGGCAATATTTTCAAGATACACATCAGAGTTAGGATAATCGGCAACTCTGAATTTAGTTGATTTAATTGTAGATTGACCACATTTTGGATCAAATGGATTTACATAGCAAAGCAGATATTGTGCTTTGGTATTCAATGCCGGTATTAATTTTTTTCTTAAATAAAGTTTAGTATTATTTGATGTAATTGCATCGTCTGCAGAATCAATAACGGTGCTTAATTTACTATGCTTAACAGTGCCATTAAATCTGCTGATTTGTTCAGAATTTTTATATGAGTTTAAATTCTGAATTGTAAGTGCTTTGATCTGTTCGGGACTTAAATTAGTTGCAGATACGTCATAATAAATTTTACTATCAAGGAAGACCTCGACGATAGATGGATCGATAATTACGGGAATTACTGATGCGACAGTATATTTTTTAAGTTCCGTTAAAATTGATCTTTTAGTTGAATTGCTTAATCTATCAGAAAATTTTGGTTTGATTGAAATCTTAACACGACCATATTCAGGTGGACTTTCTTCTTCTCCTCCATATACGATAATATCTGCGATAGAAGGGTAAATATTTCTTAAAATAATTTTGAAGTCATCTAATGTGACTGCACGATTCTGTGATGAATAGAATTTAGGTGCATTTATTTTAATAGTTTCAGCAGATTCTACATCATCACCTCCAGCAGCAGAGGATATTGTAGATACTGAGATATTATTTAAAATTCTTAATCCATCTTGGTCGTATAATTGACCCGAAAATACAAAAGTGTTTACATTATTTGAATTTTCTGCACTTGAAACTAAATATGAGATTTCAATAACTTCACCATCTAGAAGTTTTCTTCCTACAACTCCATCACCAAAAACAAGCTCGTATCTCTTATCATCAGATTCATTAACAAAAAATACTTTATCATCAATTCTAGCATTTAAAATATTTTCAGAAGGAGTGTATCTCTCAATTGATGCAGATGATGAATTTTCCCTTACATAAACATTAATAGTTTTTGTATCAATATTTTCAGTCGGAATGATAAATCTTTGATTAGGTATACTCGAATCTACAGTAAACTTATACGTCAGATAAACGCCCTCTGTGATGTCTAAATGAGGTAAACCATCTACATTACTAAAATATGCTATATTGCTCTCTACAGGGGCAATAATGTCCTCCAGAACTGCAAATTGATATGTTTCTGTACGGTTCAGAGGATTTGATGCAATAAAACAGTTACCTTTTTTGAGGGTAACGAAACGTGGAACTAAATTGGGGTTAGATGCGGCAATATCGTTAAAATTTACAGAAAGTGTAACTGTTGCTTTCGAAGATGTTTTTGATTTTGGTGTATATCCAAGTTGTTTTGCAACTTTAACAATATTATCTCTTAAACTTGCCGAGGTAATAAAAGTTTCATTCACTGCCATCGTAGTATTGAAGGCAGTGTAGTAAGTATTATATGCTAAAAGATCAAGAATAGCAGATAAAGTTGACGATTCAAAGTCATAATCAGTAAAGGTAGTATTTTTGCGTAAATACTCCCTTAGGGCAGTTTTAATATCTGCGTAATCTAATGAACTGACTTGTGTGAATGCCATTTATACTATATTTTTGAGGAGGATGCTAATGATAACGTAACAGTATTTAATTGAGGACTACTATCAGGAATTGTATAATCAATTTGAATTTCATACAAATACTCGTCTTCATTTAAATTAATGACAATATCAAGTAAATTGACTCTAGGTTCGTATAAGTTTATTAATGACCTAATCTGTTCTTCAATTAGACCAGCGGTAGCAAAGTCAAAAGGTTCAAACAACAAATCTGGTATACCACTACCAAAACTAGAATTGAAAAACTTCTCCCCTCTTCTGTAAGAAAAGAGATTTAACAAAGATCTTTTTATAGCATTATCATCTTTTAAAATGACAAGATCTCCAGTAATAGGATTTGAGCTCATAGTAAAACTCAAATCCTTATAAGATCTTGATGGTTTTAAAGCCATTGTATACCAGTGAGTTTTATTTATTTATGGTTATTCATGCCACCTTTCGACATAATCATCAAAACCATTTTTCCCTCCACATGGTCTGGAATATCTATCTGTTGGTGGATTATTTGGTTTTTGTCTTTTTTCTGGCATATAATCGGTAATTAATCGATTTGTGCCCCAATTTTGCATCATGTAGTCAATATTTCGATCTGGATTTGGATTTTGTGCCATCTGTTTCTCCTTTTACGGGTTAACAGAACTTTTTACGGGGTTGCTATCCCGAATTTTTTACCATTTCGTAGTCATTACCAAGAATTTCGCGGAGATATTCATCATTCCAATGATAGTAATACCCACTCGTCGCTAATTTTTGACGATTTTTCCGCAAATCTTCACGATTTTGCGCTAAAATTAAGTTATACTTACCATTATTTGTCTGAACACCGTTAATATAACTGTCTGAGGTAGCATGATCCTCTAAAAATATGTATTCAGGATATTTTTTATTGTAGTAGTTGACCCAAAATTCAACACTTTGGAGATCAAAGTAGTCCTCAATCACATAAAAAAGGACATCATACCCTGAAATGGGCATAATGTCCTCTGCTTTACACTCAATAATTTTGTATTTTGCTTTTGAGGCATAAGGACATACTGAAAATCCACCTAATTCTGGTCGAAATTCGGAAATTTTACTTATCCAGTCCTTGATATGTGCCTCAACACTCATCCTTTTCCTTGACCTCTGTAACGTTTACGAGCACCATTACGACTAGATGCGGCGTATTTTGTATGAGCACCCGCTCCTTGACGGGTTTTTTTGGGTTTTGATTCAATGAGAACTTTATTCGTAAGAGAAGGACGCTTTGCCATAAACCTCAAATTAATTACTAGAACAGTATAGGGTACTTTTGGGAATTTGTCAATTGGGATCTGACATTATGTGATCCACATATCGAACTCTAAGTTCACCGACATTACTATCAGCAAGATTAGAATCAATATTAAATTGTGAAGTATGACTATACGCATAAGGCATAATGACACCTTCAGGAGACCTCATAGGGACATACATCTTACTGTCTGGGTCATAGGGAGTGATAATTGACATATCAGGTTACAAAAACGTTTACAGAACCCTTTAGAAGGGGAAAATTACCAGTGATACCTAATGCTTTACTACTAATTCTCTCGGTGGCAACACCGTTCACAAATACTTTTTTTGACCCATCTAGCACCGTACCAACAAAAGTACGACAACATTCATCACAAGGTACAATTTCACGAAATGGAACAGTACGATCACCAATTCTAGATGTCGCTATTTGATTCGAAAACACATTCGGTGAACCACTACCCTGTGTAGGTGTATTACAACGATTTAAATATTGATCTCCAATTCTTCCTGTTGCTAACATTATGACACTCCTAAGGTTTTAGTCGGAAAAGAATTGCCATAACGTTCATCTTGTTCTTGTATTGTTCTCTGACGGTCTTCAATAATATCTCTGAGAATTCTTCCCCAGTTAGGATTATTGTTATTTACCACATGTGTAATTTCATGAACATCAGTACCAGATGCTGGAAATCCATTCGAATCATATGTTGCCAGAATACTACTCTGATCACCACTGGATATTAATGATCCATATATTCCCCAACTAACATAACGAATCCAATCAACTTCAATAAAAAATGTTAACGTTGTACTCGAACGCTGATCAGGAATAAATGTAACCAAATTATCAATACGATTTGGTATTTCAAATAAACTTCTAGCAGTGTAAATTGTTCCTACATCATCATTTGTATATTCAAATGTATTATAACAAAATACTGCACCATTATATGAACCAGAAATTCTTAATGAATTCCAACTAGGTACAATTGCAGTTAATGGTAAAGTAGATGATGTTGTTGTCGGCGTTGCTACACTTTGCTCAAAACCAATCGTAACATTTTCAGTTGCACTGGCAGCAGGAACATCAGTAAATCTTACACCATTACCTTGATCATCTGCAGTTTCCAATACTTCTTCACTAAACCAATCACCACGTTCATTACGACAAATTCCATTACCATTCGGTCCATTCGTTCGTATCCAACGCATTGCCACGGGTTTACGATAAACTCTAGGATAAGTACTTCCACTCGTACCATAGCTAGGAGTTGCACTCGTAATCCCCCTACGTACTCCAGTCGAAGCAAAACTTGTATTCTGATCTACTCCACCAACTGCAGTTGTTGGTGTAAAATCAATTCCTGGTCTACTCTTGACCTCAAAGCTAAAGTTATTATATAAATTCACCGCAGGAAGCAAAGGTGGTTGCATCCCAGTCGCAAAATTATACCCAGTGCTACTCACACCTAATAATGATAGGTATTGACTCGTAGCACCAGGATATTGATTATAAGAACTATAAACGACAGTACTCATGACTTCTTAAGTTTTTCTACTTCTGTATGTAAGTAATCTAAAGTTTCGTTCAGTTTCTCATATTCTTCACTATTTGGTCTTTTATACATTAATTCTGGAGATATTAATTTGGATACAACTTCCTCCAAATTATTTATTCTCTCCAAAACCTCCTCAAAATCAATGATATAAGATTGATCACTCTCCATATAATTCACCACCAACTTCATTCTGTAATGTCTCTGCTTTCCTCTTCGTGCTTATAACTGCACTCTCAGCATCGACAATCCAACGACCCTCATGATAATAAAGATAATCTGCCTTAATTAACTTTGATGTGTTCTCCTTACGAACCCACCATCTCTTTTTAGCTGCCATAATACTCGATTATAATGTCATCTGTATTTAACATACCAGATTCGATTTCTGTCATGTATGTCTCGATATAATTCATAGCATCATCATAATTTTCAAATATTTTCTCAGGATTTTTTGCAATCCTTACACTCACTTTCATACCAATCCCTTATTTCTTAAATACACAATTGTCTCGTTACATCCACCTAATAACTGACCATTCATTAATACCCTGGGAAACGTGGAACCATTTCCAAACTCTGCAATAAATTGATCCTTATCAAAATCATGATTTAACTTATACTCTACAAAATTCTCACCTAATGCCATGAGAACTTGCTTGATCTTACTGCAATAAGAACAACCATCCTTGGTGTAAATTGTGAAATTCATCGTCGTACTTGTCATGTGAACTACTATTCTAACTCATCCTCATACTCTTCGTCAACCTCCTTCTGAATCAAATATAAGATGTCCTCATATTCTACTGATTCATCATCGGTTGAATTATCAATGGCAACCTCTAATGCCCTCAATAAAATGTCTAATTCATGTCCAGATAACTCTAATATGATGTTCTCCATATGTCAGTAAGGTAATTTAACTTATATATGAATTTCTTATCTTAAATTATGATAAACCTGATACACTGAGAAATTTATTGGAAAAAATTTTTTATATGGAAGAGAACTTTATCGGTCGTTTGGGAACCTTTGTAGGTTAGAAGGGACCCAAACATTTTCAACACGGCTCGGGGGGTCGGACCCCGCACGGGGCGGGGCGACTGCCGATCACTGCCAGCGGGTCTGGTTGTCGTTGTCAGCGATGAAGCGGGCAGACCCGCTGCTGCCCATCACGCGGGTCATCACGAGATGCGCCTTGCGAGGGCGGCGGGTAGGCAGGCGGCGGATCGTGAATTCTCCTGCTGCGATCTTAGCGTCAACCTCGGCAGCAGTCAGAGGAGCGGGTAGGGTGTTCAGTGCCATGGGGTGTGGTGATGATGGGGTCAGTATAGCATGGGGAGGGGTCGACCCCTCAGTCAAAGGTGACGGGTGCCACGTCATCAGCGAAGTGCTCAGCGAACGCTCCTGCGATCATGGCAGCGGTGTGACCCTGACCAGTGAGGGGGTTGCTGCT